AGGATTCCCGCCGGAAGATGGATCTACGCGGCAGCGAAACGGTTACAATCTGACTGCGAGCGCACCGACATCACGATGGATTGGGAAGCCGCGCAGCAAGCGGTGGATCATTTCGCGAAACTTAGTTTGGTGGGTGAGGACACCGGCCGCGCGTTCGCGCTGTACCCATGGCAACAATTCATTGTAGGGAATCTCGTTGGTTGGAAAGTTCCCGATGGCCGTCGTCGGTTTCGACTCGCACTGATCCAGGTCGCGCGCGGCAACGGCAAGACAACCATGATGGCGGGTCTCTCGCTGTGGGATCTGCTGCAGTCGGACGGCCGACGCGTACACGTCATCGCGAACAATGAGGACCAAGCGGAAATCTGCCTTGACACTGCGCGATCGATGGCGCGCAAGCGCACCGATACAGATCTTCAGGTGCGCATGGTGAAGATCTCGAGGCCTTCCGCCGACTGCGAAATGACCGCGCTACCTGCGCTCGAGCGCAGCCTGGATGGTTTGAACCCGTCGCTATGGATCGCGGATGAGGCTGCAGAATTCAAGGGTAGGTTTCTCACGAAGCTGTTGACAACCGGCGCGAAACGTCGCGAGAGTTTGGGTGTGATCATTTCCACACCAGGTAGCAACCCTGAGAACCACTACGCGGAATTGGTGAAACAATCTGAGGCGATCCTCACCGGCGAGATTGTTGACGACACCATCTTCCCGATGCTGTACGGCATCGATGCCGCTGACTCTCCTTCTGATGAGGGATCGTGGGGCAAGGCGAACCCCGGAATCAGTTACAACCAACCCGACGTGGTTTCGCTCAGACGTTCGTGGAACACGATGAAACGCAGCCCGATGGGGCGCGCGGAATTTGTTCGATACCACTGCGCGCGCATGGATGAGAATACGGGCGGGTGGTTGGATATGTCGGTCTGGCCGGGAAATAAAGTCATCGACTGGTCGGAACTTCGAGGCCGCAGCGCGTATCTCGGCCTCGATCTATCGAAGAGTTTCGATATGTCCGCGCTCGTTGTTGCGGTGCCATTGGAGGATGGCAAGGTGGCTATTCAAGGCCACTATTGGTGGCCATCGGCCGACGTTGCGCAACGCGAATTGGACTACAGAATGCCCGTTCGACAATGGGCGCAGGAGCGCAAACTGACGCTGACACCAGGCCGAGAGATTGACTACGAATCCATTCGGCAACGGCTGCTTCAGTTACGGGAAGAGTTTGATATCAAGATCATCGGGTATGACGCGTGGGGATCGAAATACCTCGCAGAGCAGTTGATCGCTGATGGTCTGCCGCTGATGACTTACAAGATGGGTATTTCGACTTTCGGCCCCGGCTGTCAACTATGGCAAAACCTGTGGGCAGGCAACCGACTGGTGATCGGTGACGATCCGGTGATGCGTCGATCGTGCGCAGAGGCGCACGCGCGCGCCGACGTGAACGGCAACGTCCGACCGATCAAATCGCGCACCAGTTCCATCCTCGATCCGTTGGTGGCGGGAATCATCGCGCTGCATGTGTGGGGTGGCAAGCGCGCATCGTGCTACGAATCAGAGGTTTAGACCCGACTTGACAACCTGCAGCAATTTAGTTTGCTGCGATGCTCAAGGGTTTGCTACAGCGAATGATCGGGCACTGGCCAACGCAGCAAGCTGCGTGGTGGTTCTCCAATACTCCCAACGGGTTGATGCCTGTCATCTCCCCGCTGACTGCGCTGCAGTACACACCTGTATTCCGCGCGGCTTCGCTTATTGCGAATGACTGCGCGCGCGCGCGCGCCGAGATTTCAGATAGCGCAGCCGATGTGCTGTTTCGGAATCCCAACCGCTATCAGAGCGCGTACGAATTCCGACGCAGCATGACGCTGCAGGCTCTTCTGTACGGCAACTCGTTCGCCTTGATCAACCGCACCGTTGGTGGCGAACTGCTGGAACTGATGCCGCTCGAAATCGATAGCGTTTCGCTAGACGTTTCGCAGGCGGTGCCGTTCTACAAAACGCGCGCGTATGGCGACGTTCCCGCATCATCGATGCTGCACATTCGCGGTATCGGGTTGGATGGCCTGTGGGGTGAATCACCCGTTCGATTGTGCCGTACTGCGCTGACGATCATGGCGAGCCAAGAGCAAGCGCAGCTCGAATCGATGAAGAATGCAGGAAATCCGAAACTAGCGTTCGTCCATCCAGGGCCGCTCAGCGAGGCAGCGCGTCAATCGATCACAGATAAGTACCTAGCGCACCACAGCGGAAGCACCAACGCAGGCAAGCCACTGGTGCTCGCTGAAGGTATGCGCATCGAGAAAGTAAGCAGCACGCTCGATGACGCGGGCATCGCGGAAGCTCGGCAGTACAGCATCGAAGACGTATCGCGGTTGTTTGGTGTTCCCGCGCACATGCTCGGTGAGACGAGTAACAACGCTTATGGAAGTCTTGAGTGGTCGGGCCGCGCGTACCTCGATGGCTGCATTAGCCATTGGTTGGCTGCTTGGGAGAACGAACTCAAATTGAAACTCGCAACACCGTTTGACTCGGTGTTGTTTGACGTTGACTTCATCATCCGTCCTTCGCTCGCAGAGCAGATGGCCGCGCTGCGCACTGGTGTAGAAGCAGGAATCATCACGCGAAACGAAGCGCGCGCGCGACTCGACATGCCACCGATCAACGGGCTTGATGACGTCATCCTCGCACTCAACATGGGTACGGGCGGTGGACAGACCAACCTTGGTGATGACACCTCAGGAGGAACCATCAATGATTTCACGTCGTGACTTCACATCGTCGCCGACGATGAATGGGCGCACGCTCACAGGGCGCGCGGTTGTGTTTGATTCACCATCGAAACCAATCACAGAACTTGGCCGGACTTTCGTCGAGCGAATCGCGCCAGGTGCGTTTGGTGCGTCGGCATCCGGCGACGTCAAGCTGTACTACAACCACGATCAATCGATGCCGCTTGCGCGCACCAAGTCGGGAACGCTCACGCTCGATTCGCGCGCTGACGGACTCCACTACACCGCGACGCTTCCTGAAACCACGCTAGGCAACGACGTTCGCGCGCTGCTCGAGCGCGGCGACCTCACCGGCGAAATGAGTTTCGGTTTCTACGTCGTCAAAGACAAGTGGAACGAGAAACGTACTGAACGCATGGTTGAACAGGCGAGGCTTGTGGAAATCAGCCTTGTTCAAGATCCAGCGTATGACCTTACCTCATCAAGCCTGCGTTGCGTAAACGCGGCACTTACCGATGCCGTCGCGGCACGGCTTGAACTTCACATTCGGAGAATGAATCTATGGAACAGTTGAACGAACTCGGAAATCTCGCGCACGCTTACCGTAAGGAACTCGCACGAATCGACGCGAGCGGTCGCGATTCACAACATGTCGACACTCGCGGACACGGCGAGGAACGCGAGAAGTTCGCGCGCATGGATGCTGATCTCTCTGCGATCGAATCCGCTGCGCAGGATCGCGCTGCGCTTCGCGCTGCGCAGGATCGCATCAAGGCACTTGAGAACGCACCGCAGTACCAGGGGAAGATCGCGCAGCGAAACACTGCAGACATTGCGAGTGAGGAGTATTCCAAGCGTTGGCTGAACGCACTCGTCCGCGGTGACGCACAGGAAATGCGTGTGCTGACGAACGGCACAACCGCTGCACCAGTTCCAACGGATATGGAACGCCGCATCGTTACGAAGATGTTCCAATCCTCGGTGCTTCGGCAGATGGCGAAGGTAAGCACGATCGATAGCAAGCGGACGCTTACGGTTGAAGGTTCGCTTCCTACATCAGCCATTGTGGCTGAAAACGGTGTTATCAGCCCAGCAGATCCTACGTTTGCGTCGGTGTCGATCAACCCAATCAAATTCGTTTGCGCAACCACCATGTCAATGGAATACCTCGAGGATGCCATCGGAACTGGTGGCATCGGATCGGGTTTCGATTACATCGCGGATCGCTGCGGAATCTCGCTTGCGAAGATTCAGGATGAGTATTTCACCATTGGTAGCGGTGTTGCTGCGGCACAACCGCAGGGAATCGGTGATACCGGTTCAACCGCGTGGGCAACCACGAACGATCACAGAATCATCAACCAAGGTGTTCAACTCGCTGAGGATGCTGCAGTCTCCGCGATTACTGGTGACAATCTCATTGATTGCGTCCACGCAGTTCCACCGCAGTATCGCGTCGGTAATTTCAAGATCCTGACCTCGGATGCTGCCATCAAGGCCATTCGAAAGATCAAGGTAAACACCACTGATTACGTTTGGAAGATTTCAGAAACCGCAGGCCTGAGCGGTGGAAATCCCGGAACGATCCTCGGGATTCCATACATGATTGGTGAGTATGTACCAAGCGTTGTTGGTGGAACAACTACCGCGAACATTCGCGGAAACGCGCTCTTTATCGCAGGCAATTTCGACTACTTTGAAATCTTCGATCGCAAGGGAATTGAAACCATGCTTGATCCATACTCGGGTGCAGCGAATCAGCGTTCAACGCTGTACGTTCACACGCGTACAGATTCCAAGATCATGCTGCCCGAAGCTTTCGCAGCGATCTACACGCTAAACGCATCCTGATTCCTCTTTCTGCCCTCCTGCACCGGAAACGGTGCGGGAGGGTTTATGGCAGCACTCCCAATTCCGCTTGACGTGCTCCGCACGCGTCTGCGCATCGAGGTTGAATCCGATGATGCAGACCTTGCGACGTTATCTATTGCAGCGCGTGAAATCATCGAACGTGAAACGGGCTTGCACCTTTCGAGCGGCACGCACACTGCGAATATCATCCCCTGGCGACGATTCGTGCCGCGCGTGCAGCCAGTTGATTCCATTACCTCGGTCACCTACACCGATGCTGCGGGTGTGACGCAAACTCTCCCGGCCACCGATTATTACATCGACAACACTGATGAAATGCTTGCGGTTGGGTTCGATACGATCGTTCTTCCGAAGGCAAATACTTTCCCCACTGTTACGTACGTTGCCGGATATCAGCGTATCCCGCACGCACTGCAGCAGTGCATCGTTGCGTTGGTCGGTTCTTGGTACTCCAATCCCGAAGCAACAAGCGTTGCAAGCATCCAAGACGTTCCCCTTTCGTATCGATACATCCTGCAGCAATTCTCAACGCGAGGTCCGCTGCGATGATTTCCGCAGGCCGATTGCGTTTCGTTGGTCAACGGTACACACCGAGCACCACGCAGGATGCGCTTGGTATGCGCGACGACGCGTGGACGGCGCGGCAGACCTTCCGATGCGATCTTCGAAACGACAGCGCGCAGGAACAGCAGTACGCAGATGGTGTAGCAGTGATTCGATCCTGCGAAGTTCGCATGAGGTGGAACACCGCACAATCGATCAGCCTTTCGGAACTCGATCGAATCGCGGTGCGAGGAAAGACATTGCGAATCCGCAGCATCATCAACTTAGATGAGCAGGATGCCGTCGCTGTGATCGAATGTGAGGCAGTCGAATGAGCGTTGAATCCGCAGTGCGCGCCATGCTCGCAGACACCGTCGGAATTGCGTACGTCCCCGACGCGCGCGTAACCCACGGCTATCGATTGCAGGATTCGATTCTCCCTGCGATCACGTTTGAACTCGCACCAGTTGAAAACACCACCGTTGGATCGGGGTTCTATAGCGTGGAACTCACCGCGCGCGCGATCGCTGAAACAACCATCGAAGCAATCGACATCGGCGAGCTGCAAATTCGCGCAGCGATTCGCGCGGGGGTTTGGGATGGTGTGACTTTCAGCGCAGCTATCTATTTGGGGATGGTTGTGGAACCACCCAACGTGGGTGAAGGTGACGAATCGGAACCCGCAGAAGCCGTCGTGACAGCAACACTACATTTTTCGAGGTGACACATGGCAGGAGTTAGTTCACAAGCGTTGACGGTGACTTGGGCAACCTTTTCCGTAACCGGATTAGGAACGGTCACGATCAATACCAACCAAAGCATGATCGATACTACCGACGTAGTAACTGGTGCTTCAACGTTTATTACGGGGAATCGCAACACCACTGCGAGTATCGATATGTTCTACGATCAAGGCGTAGCCGCTATGGGAGCGATTGAAACCGCAGCGAATTCAGGAGCAGTGGCTGCTGCTGCGGTGATCACGCTTGCAAGCGGAATGAGTTACAGCGGAAGCGCGTTCGTTACTTCGTTCTCGGTAACTGGATCAACGAACGAAACGCTGCGCGCATCCATCACGCTTCAATTCACCGGAGCGGTAACGATCGCATGAGTATTCGTGACGCACTAACTCTGAAGGATTACAGCGCGAAGCTGCCCGATGGCACCGCGTTCACGCTGCGTCGACCGTCTGCACTCGACCTAGTGGAAGCGGTCGAATTCAGCAAGACATCACCCGAACGAATGTACGCGTGGTTGGTGCTGCGTCACCTGATGGAGGACGGCGCACCAGTATTTGATTCGGTGGATTCGGTGTTGAACGCGGATGGTTTGGTGGTGGCTGAAATCGCATCTGTTGTGGAGTCGCTGTACAGCGAAGGCCGTTCTTAGATGAGGCTGCGCGGCGGGTGCTGCGCGCAGCGTTGAAATACAGCAGCACTCCGCTCGAATCACTAAGCGTCGTCGTCATCAACGTTGAACTTGAGATCCCCGATTGGAAACGCATCCGCGATGAATTACGGAATCTCCGATCGCGCAATGGCTCGGCAAGGCTTCAAGATTCAGTTCCAACTGAACGTGAAAGACTTGAAGGCTATCGCTGCGATGGCGGAGAAACTACCGAAGGCGATGCGAAAAAAGATCGTCCGCAAGGGGTTGCGCGATTGGGGAAAAGCACTCATTCAGCGAATGAAAAAGCGACTTCCGCGCGCAGCGAAACGCACCAGGCGTGACCTCGCGATGAAGACGAAGACATATAAGCGCGGCCGGATTTGGGGTGGCGTCGGTGTGCGCGTCGATAGCAACCGCGTCGGATACAAAAGTCATCTGTTCGATGGTGGATACAGGCCGTTCGCGAAGGGATCGCGCGCATCGCTGAACTTGAAGAAGCCAGGAAAGTGGAAAGGGAATCCCAACCCGAAACCACCATCGCGAACGAATCGCGGATGGCGCGATGGACTCCGACGAAGAAACCTTGGGACTGTGATCAACCGCAAATTGTGGCTGACCGCTCCCGCGAAGTATTACGCAACGCGAACGCGTCAATACATCGAAGACGCGATCGTTGAATCGCTGAGGGAAACAACACGTGGCCGCTAGTCTCCCCAAACTACACCTTCCCGTCACCGTTACCACCGACGGTGTTGATGCAGGCCTCAGCGCGGTCGAGCGCAAGGCACGCGCAGCAGCTGGACGCATCGCCGCGATCAACGCGCGCGCGGCGAAGGCTGCCGGCGCGGGCACCGGCGCGGGAGCGGGTATCGGAAAGGCTGCGACTGCAAGCGCACTTGGTATCGGTGGATTCGGTGCTATTGGCGGAGTTGCGGGCGCGCTTGGAACCACTGG